ACGCACACGGCAGACATTTCTGTCTCCTCCCCCATTTCAGAGGGTCGATAACCACCCGAGGATATACATCCTACTTTGGCTCGATTTTGTGATATAATTTGATTATACACAATCTAGCGTCCCATGAACTTAAATTTTAATCTAAGATCGTGGAATGCACGTGCGGTTTTCATCGCTCGCGGACCTACAGGATTAGTATCCTCTAAATCTCGAAGTTCTGAGTAAACCTTATTGGCGAACGAACTAAGTCTAATCAATAATCGACTAGACTTTCTTTCATGAGACAAGAATTTTGTCAAATCAATTAAATCGATCCCTTCCATGAGATCCATTAAATTGATAGATGAAATTGTTGGCTTTGAAAGAGGATCAAGCTGTTTTATAGAATTATAAACCCCATTTAATATGGGTAAATCCTTTCAAACAGAACGATCGAGTTCTTGTTCACTAGCATTGAGATTCATGATTTCAGATTGTTTAGCACTAAATATGTTAAATCATTTTGAAACCATTCTTGTTGCTTCGAACAATATACCATTTGCTACAAACTGTCCAACCCTCGAAAATTCTTTTTCGAGCATTGTTTGACCAAATTGTGGCATGATGTTATCGTTATTTAGCAAGGCTTCACTAAATAGAGTTCTTAACTCTATATTGTGTCCTCTTGTATAACGCATCACAGCATAAAGATTTCTCACAAGATTTCTACTTCTGTTAAATTTTACTTTTTCAGAAGTGAAAATTCTTAAGAATTTCAAAGTCACTTCAATGCTTGTCATGAAAGTATCAGGAGTTTGGTTTTTATCATATAGAGATACGATAAAACCCAAAATACCAATTGGATTATAACGTTGAGTTACTAATCCATTAGTTGGTACTCCTGTTACTTCTATGCCTCTATGGAACCACCTCTTAGCAAATTCGTATGTATCTTTCGATATATGCGTTTTAGCTTCAGAAGTGTCTACCCCTAAGATAGCAATCTGTGAAATGTATCGTTTTGCAACTTTATCGTTGTATATAACAATATCATCTCCCAGTAGAATGTAATCCTGGAATGGATAACATCCTTCTTGTAAAGCTGCTCATTGAACTAATATGTGATGAGAAATAGTGAACATAGTTCACGATGTTCTCAATCCCATAGGTTGTCCAACAGCATACTTTATAAGTTTACTGTCATGGGTCAGAAAGGGTTCACAAACCATAGCCTGTTTCCAGGCTCAAGCAGCTGGTTTACTCAATGTCATTGCTTCAAATATTCTTTGTTGCAGTGCTACTGGGAAACGATCAGTTGCGCTACTCAGATCTATTGATCAATAATGGTTTTCACCAATATCTTTCGGTAAAACTGGGTTTTGCGTAAATGTTCGATCTTGAGGGAATTTCTCTCTCAAAATCTGGAACATCTGCTTGCTTAAAGGTTCAAGTAGAGCCTGTGTTAAAT